TCTACATACAACACTGGGTGGTGTTGACCAACTCTGTGTGCCCGATCCTCTGACTGCACCCTTGACTCCAGGTTGAAGTCGTTGGAGTAGTAGATTACGTTTGTTGCGGCATGGAGAGTTATTCCCATACCACCAGTTTGTGCATTACTAATAAAGAACCTCGTGGGATCTGACGGATCTTGAAACCTCGCAATGGCTTCGTCTCTATCTGCCATGCTCGTGTCGCCAAAATATGTGACTGTAGAGTCTTGCCCATACACACCTTTCAAGCTACTGCATATCTTCATTATGTCATGGCGAAACCTAGACCAAATAATAACTTTACCTTCCATCTCTTCCACTACTTCAAGAAGCACAGTTAACCTATTGTTTGGTATGTGTTTTACTTCGCCATCATCTGTTACAAGATAGCCACATAGCAACTGTTGTAGTCTCAGAAGTCTTGTCATAACTTCGGGTGCAGTAACCATGTCGCCACTTTCTAAGAAAGCAACTGATGTCTTCTTGATGCTTTGGTAATGTCTTTCTTGTTCCATGGTCAAGTCAACTTGCCTTGTTACATAAGTCTTTGGTGGTAGATCGAGTGCATCTTTCTTCGTTACTCTAAATGAATGTGGATCTATTTTCTTTTTCAGTTCTTCTAAGTTCTTGTATCCAACCACCTGGTTGAACTGATGTGATCCCATCTTCCTATTCATAATCACGGCATACCTACCTTGGAAAGACCAATAGGAGCAGAACCCCAAAATTTTTCTGTCCATAAATAAGAATTGTGAATATAAATCCAAAGGCGACTTTGTTATCGGAGCACCTGTAAGTATTCGTTTATACTTTGCTTTCTCGGCAAACTGTATCAGTGCCTTGGTTCTCTTCGCCTTGATATTCTTGATCGTGGTAGATTCATCAACTGCCACTAGAAAGTTGCTTCTATGTGTGAAAGTGTCCAAGAACTTGAAAATTTTTTTAGTCGCAAATGCCTCGACATTGACTAATAGTATTCGTAAATGGGATCTTGCTTCATGGCCCACGGAGTTTTTCAACTCCATGGTTTCTCGTTTGTTGAGATTAGATTTCCAAGTATATACTTTATAAGATATATCATCTGTTAAATGTGTTGGTATCTCATTGTTTCTCCAATTAGTGTAAACACCTTTCGGTGCTACAATAATTGCAGTATCTATTTTTTTGTGCCAATACAACCAAGCTATATTATCAATGAGAACTTTTGATTTACCACACCCCATCTCCATGAAGTATGCAAAGTTTTCTTTGTCATAGCTTAGTTGTAATGCTTTCAACTGATGAGCATATGGCTTAGTTTTGAAACATCTGAAAAGAAATTCATCTATCATTTGATTAATCTTTATAAAGACCCATAGGGCATTTGGAAGGATCTATATGTGGATCTTTTATTTTATCTGAAAGTTCAATAGCATCAAACTTGGTTCTCCACCTGATGGTGGGATTTTTTTCGTCCCAAGTTTCTCTAAGATCTTTCTCTTCTAATCTCGCTTCTTCTGTATCCCATGCTCTGATTAAGAAGTACGGCTCATAGTTTAGCTCCTCACTTCTTTGACCTTCATAAAGTTCTATCGTGAGGTTCTTATACTCGAACCTCGTGGATATGCCATGAATTTCATTTTCCCAAGTTTTAATATTTTTTATATACATACCAACTCCTATCTATTTCCATACACTTGCAGTCTTATCTTTTTACTTGCCGAAGTATTATGATTGTATAACCTTTCAATATTCAAGATGAAATCGTTACGGCTGCCTTGATTTTTTAGCTTTGAAGAATGGCTCTCCAACCTTGCTAAAAATACTTTCCAAATAAAAGTAGAGTCTTTTAGTGCAGATATTATAGCACCAACAAAAGATCTCTTTTTATAATATGGAAAATATTCTCCAATCTTTTGGATCTTATCTGCCGTATCTTTTGCCCATTCTAAGTCAGTGACTTTAAAATTTCCGTCCTTAAAATCTGCTAGATCTTCTGAAGAGTGCCACCCTTTACCATTCAACATGGAGATAGAGTCTGATATGGAAAACTCATACTTCTCATGGAACCACTTTAATACTTCATAGTCCTTGTTACCAAGGGTTACATGACTATCAAGAAACTCTTGCATAGTCCATGCTCTCGCAGTTGAGTTCATCTTCCTTATATCCTGGATCACTAAACCTTCTTTTATCATGTAAGTTATTGGCATACCCAAGGACTTATATGCTTCAAGTCTGTGTTGACCCTCGCACACTTCCATCTTCTCATTAACTATTATCGGTATCTGAAAATCTTTCTTTGATATCTGATCCGATAATTTTTTTACATGAGCTTCAACAAGATCACGATTACCTTTTATGTATTTGAATTGACTATAATCCGTAGTCGAATGAATTTTATTCTTATCTTTCTTATCGTCTTCCAATTTATATCCTCCGATTTTTTAAGTTTTCTTTGACCATTAAAGCAACTGTACTAGCAATAGTTCTGTTGTCTTCCTTGGCTATTCTCTTTATCTGCTCGTACACCGAAACACGGACATTTAAAGATTTGTAGCTTACGTCCTCATTATCGAGATCGTAAACTGCTTCGGCATCTTCACTAACTTTGTCTCTAGGAATGATGCCGTCAACATAATCTCCAACTTCATTGTCGATACTGTCTTCCCAGAGTCTCTTTGTACCTCCCATAATATCTCCTTTAATTAATGATTTGTACTTATATATACTTAATGTATGGGAGACCATAAGTCAAGTAGTATATAAAACTTTTTTTGTATAGTGTTTCTGTCATATTTTTTTGTTTATAAAAATTTTTTAAAAATAGGTGTAGCATCTGTAGCATCTGTAGCATCAAAAATAGTTTGTTGTTTTTACTGTGTTTTTTTATTTATTCTTGCTACACTTTGGTAACACTTGCTACACTTCAAAGCCGACCGCGTCATTTTTTTTCCTTTTTTTATTGATAAAATATGGGAGAAACACTACTATCTGCTTATGCCATTGACTAATCGACAAAAAACTTTTGCTAGACTTATTGTAGAAGGAACCCATTCTAATTCTGAATGTGCTAGACAAGCAGGTTATTCTGAAGGTCAAGCAAGAAAGACTGCAAGTCTGCTCCTCAATGGCAAAGATTTTCCTCTGGTGGTTGAACACATCAAAGAACTCCGTGATAATTACGAAAGGAAATACGGAGTAACTTTGATGGGTCAGTTGAAAAGGTTTGCGAACCTTTCTAAGGGAGCCGAGGAGGCAGGTCAATATTCTGCGGCAGTCAATGCAGAAAAATATAGGTCTAACCTCGGTGGTCTTGCCGTTGATCGTAGGGAAACTAATGTAACTCATAACCTAGACAAACTCTCTCGTGAAGAAATCGTTGGTCGTCTTGCAGAAATAAGAAAGAATTACCCCTCTGCATTTGATGGAGAATATGAAGTAGTCGAAGAGAGTAATGGGGTGGGGACTCTCTCCGACTTGGGCAAATAGCAATTCCCGATATTGCTCCGTGCATTTCAAACATAGATTAAGTATCATTTAGAAGTCAACTCTTTCTTGATTGCTAATCCAATTAACTTTGCATTTTGTGGAACAATAGCATTACCCAATGCTTTTAGTCTGTTGGCTCTGTCGGGTTGGTTTGAGATAATTCTTGGGACTCCTCTAGGCTCGTCCAACCAATAGGATACCCCATCAACCACTCCGTCCAATCGCAGTTCAGTCTTGCATCTCCCTCGATTTGATACATCTTTTGAGCAAGATCCATCTGTCTGCCCTTCTCCTCTCGGTTCTTGTAGTAATCGTTGTTGCCGTTGTAACTGTGTTTCTTCAATCCCGAATTTGGTGTTGGAAACTTCCACTCTTCCATTCGTGGTGGTCTCAAGGTCACTCCGTTCATCATGGCTTGTGCTTCTGCCTCTGTGAGTTCCCCTCTCTCCACTTTCTTTCTGAAGATCATTGTCTGTCCCTCCGAGGCGTGTCCAAAACCCTTGGTCGTGGGGGTCGGATACATCTCCATAGTCTTCGGATCGACTTGTTCCCTCAAGTTGCTCGGTCTCTTTCGACCCTTCCTTGCACCCTCTTGCAATTTCTTGGTTGCTTCTGCACTCCTCGGTGGTAGGGAATCCATAGTTGTCGGGGTCGCCCAAGTTTCTACAGATGATCCACAATCTGTCTCGTTTGTGTCTCGCTCCGATTGCACTAGACGGAAGTACAAATGTCCTCGTGTGGTAGTTGATGCTTTCCATTGCAAACAATACCTCGTCAAGTCCCAATGAGAGGTGTCCATAAACATTTTCGAAAACACAATAAGTGGGTCTGATTTGTTTAATAAGTTTATGCAAGTACGGAAAGATGTGGCGAGGGTCTTCTGTGCCTCCCCTTTTGCCACTTGTTGAGAAGGGTTGGCATGGATATCCAGAGGTGAGGATATCGGGTCGTTCTGAAATAAATCTTGTTGGGTCATCTGCGATCTCCTTTACGTCATCATAGATTGGAATTCCTGGAAAGTTTTTGGCAAGAACTTTCTGACAAAACTTGTCTGTGTCGCAAAAAGCGATAGGCTCGGATAACTTTGCCATGGAAAAACCCACGGCAAAGCCACCAATACCACTACATAAATCTAAGTGTTTAAGCATTATATTTGTCCTTGTGTCTGTTATATCTTGACCTACAAGTATTACTGCAAGTTTTTCTAGATTTGCTATTACCTTGTTTATGTATTTTTATTTCCATGATTTTTGAACAAACTATACATAGTTTTTGATAGGTAATTGAATTTCTAAGATTATATAATTTTTCTTGAAATTCTTTTTCGGCATCTTCTATTGTTTTAAGCATCATAACTCTGCCTCAAAACTACAACTGCCTTGTTCAAGTATGCAATCATAAATCTTTTTACCAAGAATTAACCTTGCATACCATTCCAAGTAATACTTAATTCCTTGTTCAGTATGTTTTGTAGGGTGTGCCTTTTCATCAAGATATTCAATTAACATCTTGTTGTTATAGCCTTCACGATTATCAAAAAACTCATCTAAGAGTTTTCGATATTTACCCAAATGCCTATCACATTCAAGCATACCTCTGTGAACATCTTTCTTATTATCTTCATCAAAATAATAATCTAGAAACCTTGTTTCTCCTTCTACTCCGAAGAAATCGGCATCATTGCTTGATTGAACGGCAAACCAAAATTTGCCGTCAATATCTCCATTATAATATCTACCCATTATTTTTCCTTTCTTTAAAATTATACTCTTCTGAATTACGAAGAACTTCCTCAGTTCCATCTTTTTTGATCTCGGTTAGAAACACATCATCATAGCCTTTGAGAACCCAGTTATAGAAATCCATCTGTGCTATTAAAAAGTTCTTGTAGTAGTTATCACAACCACCAACCCAAACTATGTATCTCCAACCATTCTTATGCTCTTGCTTAAAGTCTTGCACTATGCAAACTCCTTCCATACATTAAGTGCTTCTTCAAAGTCTAAAAAGTTCAAACACTTTGATGTTGGGTGTCTGTCTTTCAAGATCTTTTTCATAACCACATCTTGATTTTCGGTTTTGTATTTAAGTTTTCCAAAAGCAAACATTTCTTTTTTTGCTTCATCAAAGCAAATATACTTGCCCTTTAACTCTTTCTTTAGTTCTTTTCGATCAAGCCAATTATATAACTCTTGGTGGCAATAATGCTCTAGGTCTAGATCTGTGGAATAAGTTTTTCCATTATACTCCCAAGTTTCTTTACCAAAAGTATTTATGCACCAATCATTAATTTCTCTAAGATTAAAAGCACATTGAGGATAGGTGTGTTGTCTATCACTTCCACCATGTCCGTCATTTGATACTTCAACTGCTTTCTTGCCGTTGACATATACTGTGGCATTATAACAAGGAGTTTCTTCTGAACCCCTCGCATAGTGTGAGATATTTTTTACCTCTAGTTTTGAAATCTGCATATCTTTTCCTTTCGTTTGTTGTTGCAATTTTCAAGATAGTACACGAATGATCCGTGTACTACTTTGACGACTGCTACTTTTTAAAGGCATTTAGTAAGCCACCATTATATCTTGATCTTTTGCCAATTATTAACCCATTAAAATGGTTTGATTTTGGGTTATGCTTTCGCTTGTGTTGGTTAGATCTTTGTTTAGCCTTATGTATTCTTTTCGACATAAAAATTTCCTTTCTGTATATTTTCAAATCTTTTTGGTAAGACAACATTTGCATTGCACCAATCACAACATTGTCCTTCTTTAATCGGTTGAGCATTATGTCCTTTAGTCCAATAAGTCTCTCCCTTTGCATTTTTGTGATGATCTATGAGACCATCACAAAGACAACATTCATAAAATTTTGTCATACAAATCTCCTTCCAAATTTTTTGTATTGTTCCCATTTGTATGTTTTGATAATGTTTTTGATTTGGTCAACATTATCGCACCATTTATTAACGTACTTCCCCACGATAGCATCATGGGAAAGTCCTTTCTCAATATCTTTTATAATTTTAGATTGCATTAAGCACTCCCTTCAGTTTTTATTTTTTCTAAAAGTAATCTAGCTTCTTCAAGATTATTTTGATAAATATGCCAAGGAGTTATAGTAAATCCTTGTCCATCATTTTCAATTGCAACCTTACCTTGAAAGTTAACTCTTTTAGCTATATCAAGCACCTTAGATTTACATTCGATACTTTCGCCCTCTGCATCTGTACCTAAAATCAAAGCACTTCCCATAATCGTTTGGTTAAATTTTGGATTGTCTGCTTTGAGGTTAAAAGCATAATTACTTTCTTTCAATAAACCTTCTTCATCTATCCAAAGAGTATCTCCATTATCAAACGGATAAACTGCCTCAAAAGTCGTGCAACCTATTATTCTATAAATGCTTCTATAGTCTCCATCATAACTAATATGACGAACACTTTCTTGCATGGGATTAATTAATATTGCTCTCATTTTTTTCCTTTCAAAAATGTTTTACACAATCTCTTAATTTTTTTGTAAGAAGTCGTGTCTGCTAATTTAATGTTATGTTCCTCTTGAAAGTATTCGATAAATGATCTTTTATCGTTACTTAAATATTTATACCAAAGAGATAATATTTTTTCTTGCTCCTCTTCGTAAGCAATTTTATATTTGTCAGTCATCTTTAGAAATATCCTTAAAATTTTGTTGAACATACTCGGTTGTTTCTTCTTGTTCATCTACTATTGTTTCAAGAACATACAACCCACTTAAAAACCATTGTTGGTCTTGTGGTATCATTACTACTTCCATATTATTATCCTTTCGCTATAATAAATTATATAAATGTTTATCCCACATAATCCCATAAAGGTCAAGCACTAAATGACAGAAAAAAACTTTTTTTTATCAATAAAAGATAATTTGCCAAAAGGCACATTTATCCAAAAGATAGAAAATAAATTTAATAGTGGGTTTCCAGATGTAATAATCATCAATGAAAAATATCCTTTGTTTATTGAATTAAAATCCCCCACAAAAGGAAACACTTTCAAGGTCGAACCTTCACAAATTTCAACACATTTGAGGCTAAAAGCCAATAATTATGTTTCTTTTTTCTTGGTTCGTGCATCTTCTAAGTCGGTTCTATATTTGTTTGAAGGTGGTAAACTCTGCGAGTTCCTTGCGTCCAAGCACCTTGCGTCCCTCTCGGTGTCCCCCGAAGCCGAGGCACTTTTGACCTTCGGGAGTTTGGAAGATTGTTTGGGGTGTGCGAATCGAGTTGTGGCATCAATTTTGCAAAGATGAGTTTGCGAATCTTTGCACCTTTGCAACCCCAACATGAGGAAATGTGAACGGAGGCAGAAGAAAAGAAGCACCCCCTTCGGGGGTGCTTCTTGCTTAGACCTCGAGGGTCATGTGGTTTTGATAAGGTATAACTTGGAGGCTCGGTGTCATCACGAACCACTCAAAGTTTTTTTGGAACACATTATATTTAAAAGGTCTTAGATAACTATTTAATCTATCCTTGGTGGTTTTTGAAAACCACCCCCCATTATTTAAAGTGATTGTCCCACTAGTATAATCATGTTCTATGATTATAGTTTGATGATGTTGGACTAAAGTTTTATCGTCAAAGTCCATGACGTTGGTTTTATAAGATCTCATTTTTTATCCTTTCGTTTTTATTAGGTCTGGTTAATATATCCCATTTAATCCCATAAGTCAACCCGAATAAAGCAAAAAAAATAAAATAAAATCCTTGACAATCCCATTTTTTCTGATATAATAAACGGGTTGGGTGGGTGGGATATTTGCGAATCACAAAAGTTGATTTAATCGCAAAGGGTCGTTTGCGATCCTTTGCGACTTTTACCGAGGCAACGCACCCCGAAGGTGCGTTGTTTCTGGAAGACGGGGTTGTTTAGCGTTTTGGGAGGAACAAAAAAAGCCACAACATTTCTGTTGTGGCTCACTAGCTCAAGGAGAAAGCTAATCTCTTTTTAAATTATCTTCTAACTTCTTAAGTTCTAGTTCTAGTTTAGTTTCCATCTTGGTTAGTTCCAACATGGCTTTCTTATATCCGAGCAGTTCGCCTCTTCTATAAGCTACTTCTAAATGATTGCCAAAAAATTCGAATGGCGAATCCTTTTTAATTATTGGTTGTGTCATTGGTCGTCCTCTATACTAGTTAATGTTGTCTATAATATATCCCAGGAAATCCCATAAGTCAACAACTTTCTTTGCTTTTTTTTAAAAAGTTTCAATGCAGAGAATCGCAAGAACAAGAAACAATAATAACTTTGCGATTCTCTGCACCTT